CTTGGGTTTTACATGTCTCTTTGTGGGGTTATGCCGATAACCTCCACTGGTTGTCTGGTGCTGAGGTATTCTTTGCGGATTGCTGCTTTTCGGAGCAACAGTACAGCAGTATGCCTGTAGCATCGGTTGGCGATAGTGAGCTGGATTGTGAGGCAGCTATCGGAGCCAGGTGAGACGTTGGCAACAGTGCGGTTGCGAAATACGTTGGAAAGATAGGCTCTTCCCACGTTTCGTGCACTGGCCTGGGCTGTGCCGGGACAATCCCGTAGGAACTTAAACGTTCCTTATAGTGGGCTTCTATGACTAGCCTGGTCGTTTGGTTGTTACGACTTAAATCAAAACAATTCCGTGGCGGTCGCCTGACGTGGGGACCAAAGGTCCCCAGCAAATTCACCATGAACGTATTTATGACCCACATTCATACGGTTACTCTCCCGAGTTCCTCTTGGCTCGGGTTGAGCGGATTGGCAACAATGACGGCATTTGTTTTCAAACCGATTACAAAAACTGTTCGTGTTGCTAATCTTTTGTTCCGGGTTTTCCGGTTCCCATTGTTGATGGGTGTTTCCGTTTTTTGTGGCATCGTTGCGTTGGAGCATTTTGTTCGTGAGCGCCAAGCAAAAGTCCTCATCAGAACCTTTGATGAGGCTCAGCTAGATTTAGCTGAAGTTGTGCATGAAGACACCCGCCATCTACCTGTGGCGAGAGATGCCGAGGAGCTGAGGCGCCAGAGATTCCGTCCGCGGAACCTCCAGCGCATGGCTGCGGCACTCGCAGATGCTGCGTATTTTCAGTTCGGGTACCGCGATCGTAGCGAGGCCAACGAACTGGTCACTCGTAAGTTTATGCGAGATCTTCTTGAGGAATATAAAAGTCTTCGGGATAAGGACAAGTCGTCGGCGATCGACGTTGCCCTTGGTCTCAGCTTTTTGCCTTCCCGCTCTTTGCAGTATTCGAACGGTTTGAGACGAACTTGGACGTACTCTTTCCGCAGCAATACTAGGGCGCAAAGTCTTTGGGCATGGGCCTTTTGGCCCATACCAGAGGCCTAGGGAGGCCCCGTTGTGGTACGCGGGATTGGTTGCAAGCGCAGCTTGGCCCCAGACCATCCCTTTTTGCGCGTACGTTATCAATGGGGTATTCCGAAACCTAGGCGTATGGTGCGTGTTAGTGGGCTCTCTCCCCCTATGACCATACTAGGTTTTAACAATGATATTAACACGCTGGAGCGGGCGGTGAAGGAGCGCGTCTTTTATGTTAAAGAGGATGGCGCGTTCATTCCACCACCCAAACCTTTACCTGGGCATTTCCATGCGGCGCTTGCTACGTCAATGGAGCAATTTCGTAAATTGTTGCCTCGATCCGCCCCGTTGAGCCGTGTTGACTTTGTCAACACATTCCGGGGCCGAAAAAGAGCGATTTACGAGAGTGCGGCAGCTGACCTTTTGAGGAAGGGGTTTTCAGTTGCTGATTCCTATGTTAAGGTTTTCGTCAAGTACGAGAAGACCGATTTTACTCGGAAGACGGATCCTGTGCCTCGGGTGATCAGTCCTCGATCACCCAGGTACAATGTCGAGTTGGGCCGGTTTTTGCGCCCACTCGAGGAGAGAATTTTTCGTTCGTTGGCCAAGCTTTTTGGTCATCCAACTGTTATTAAGGGCATGAATGCCGCACGGAGTGGCCGTGTTCTCTATCAGAATTGGTGTGCGTTTCGCGATCCTGCGGCACTGGGCATTGACGCTAAGCGATTCGATCAGCATGTGTCGATCGATGCGCTTACTTTTGAGCACTTAGTTTATCTATTGTGCTTTCCGCGGTCTAAACACCGCAGGCGGCTTGCTTGGTTGTTGCGTATGCAGTTGCACAATGTGTGCACTGGATACACCGCGGATGGTCGCATCAAGTACCGTACTGATGGGGGACGCATGAGTGGTGATATGAACACGTCGCTTGGTAATTGTATCCTGATGTGTTTGATGATTCATGCTTATGCCGCGCATTGTGGTATCCGAATCCGGTTAGCAAATAATGGCGATGATTGTGTCATTTTCATGGAGCGTGGTGATTTGGCTGCCTTTATGCAAGGACTTGATGTATGGTTTACAGACATGGGCTTTTCCATGGTTGCTGAGGAACCATGCTTCACTTTTGAGCAGCTGGAGTTTTGTCAAACTCATCCCGTCTATGTTGGCCCATCACATGATGACTACCTTATGGTTAGGCATCCGAAGTGGGCCATTGCTAAGGATACTATGTGCGTGCACGGCTACGACAACGCCAGGATGTTCCGCGGGTGGTTACACGCGGTTGGCACCGGCGGTTT